AATGTCAATTATAAAGTATTAAATGTGAGATATTTCTTTGGCCGTGGTGGCTTAGGTGCAATAACTGGAACAATATTTGTATGATAGGTTTCAACTTCTTTACTAAACCAATCTTGTTCCTTTTGATAAATTTCTTCTAATCTATTTTCAAGATTACAGATTTCATCACATGGCATATCTACAATTGGGAATGTACGCTTAGCAAGAATTGAAATGCCACATCTACGATCACCATTACCATGCGGAATATCTATCACATCAAAGGTACCATCAAAGAACTTAGTTCTAAGATCAATCATAAATTCCCGACAACCATCAATTCTAAGTGTATCATGGAATACAATTGTACCTACTTCAGATAGCTTTGGATAAATTACACTAAAGTCATTAAGAACGCCATCATAAGAATGGCAACCATCAATAAAAGCAAAATCAATTGTAGGAAGTGCTTCTATCGCATTTCTAAATTCTTGAGAAGTAGAATCCATCTGAGTCAGAGTAAAATTATCAAACTCTTCAGAAGTCAAATATCTTTGACATTCTTCCTTTGAAGAAAATGCATGGAATTGGTCATTAAGACCGTGAGTAGCCCAAAGATCAAAACAGTGTACGTGACCACCAGTCTTTTGAGCACCAGCACATAAAAACTTTGTAGTTGCGGCATATGCTGTACCAACTTCAACTACTGTCTTATACTTGTTTAAAGAAATTAGACTCTCAAAGAGTAATCCGTGTTCATTTGCATAATCTATCCAACTCATAAAAATCTATCCTTTATAATGTTTTTAATTTTGAAAAAGTCATAATCTACAAATCTTGAGTATTTTAATACTGTATTATATATATCTGGCCAAAGTGAGGTATCAGTAATTTCTTTCTGCCATTTCGGTAAAAAGGTTAATACGCAATTAAGTAGTATCAGTGTTTCTATACAGATCTTTTTTCTCAAATATAAAGTCAAGAGATGTGGATATTGTCCATCTTCAATTTTTAGATTTTTATCTAAATCATCATCAAGTTGAGATAACTCTTGTGAAAAAATATAGGATATTGATTCCTTTTTCTTCAACCAATCATTATATGCGTCATCATATTTACTATCATTGACAAGATCGCCGATCCATATATTGTGTCCATATTCAATAAAGTTTGCAACCAAAAAATATAATGGATCGGCTTTCTTTGATAGTTTGTGAAAGAAGTATCTATCTTTTCTAGTCTCTAAAGCTTTTTTAGAAGCATTAGTTTTACCATTATATTTGAAATAGTCATACCCACTATTGGGTGTGAAATGTCGCTTTAGAGCTAGATATAGTGTATAAGCTTCAAATGCTTCCATTACATATCTAATCGCGCAGTCTTTGGCAAGAAGTTAAGATTCTCAAATTCAATCTGGACCTTACCCTTCATGACTTCATTATTTTTAATCAGTGGACCGATACTTTCAAGTTCAATATTATTCTTTTCACAGTACATAACAATAGCATCGATATATTCAATATCGTGTTTCCAAACTAATGCTTCTATATGTTCAAAAAACTCTTTTGACTTATTCTTGTTAGTTGTAGCCATACTTTGTTCCTGTTAAATTATAAAACATATGTTGTCCAATCGTCATGGCATAATGGTATCTATGCCATTGTGGATTTACATATGACGCATGATAATACAATGAGTTCTTCGTAAAGTCTTTTTCTCCTTTTAATACTTCCTCAGCCGCCGATTTACTTTTAGTGTAAATCGTTGGATCAGGTTTTCTTAATTTTCCAAAGCACACATACGAGAACTGACAGTGATGGTTGTATCTTTGCTTTACTACAGCACATGCTGTATTTGGGAAAAGATTACTTTTAGTTCTATTAACAATCACGTGAGCCACTGCTTTCATTCCGAGCTCAGATTGATTGCCCGCCTCATAATATACTGCGTTTGCTAAGCAGTCTCTTTCTTTAAGAGATATATAAACCACTTTAGGCGGGGTTTGTATGTAAACTGGTTTTTCTACCAGCACAGGGTGTTGTATTGGACGATAAAAAGTCATCAAAGTACAGAATATAACGAATAAAAGCGTAAACGCCTCTATCGTGTAGTCTTTCTTTAAAACCATATTGGCTTCTCCTTTTTAGGAGGAAGTCAATTCATTTCTTGGGAAATACTGAAACAAATTGTAACACGGTATCTAGAGTATCATTACTCAAAGTATAGACATCGTTCTTCTTGAGAAGAAGAACATCTCCAGCATTCACTGGAACTCTAGAACCATTAACCTCCATTGATCCCATACCTTCAAGAATGATAATAATATTTTCCTGACTGGTACTACTTTCAATGTTGCCTCTGACATTCTGTAGAGGCGATACATAAACTTTATTCGCGACTAGCTTCGACAGATAGTCTTCACTTTGAATAGCAAATGCTTCATTTTTTGAAATTAGCTTGCCATCAAAATTATTTAAACTAGTTTTCTTCATAATAACTCCATTGTAAAGATGTCATGGCTATTAACCATGACATCTACTATTTATATAAAATTAATCTTTTTGGTTTGAAATAAATCCATTAAGATGCTTAGCCTTCTTCATAATATCCTTTTCTGTAGGATAATCGGGCATCTTTGGATATTCTGGCAAGATATAAGGCTTGCCTTCATGCATAGAATGCTTTTCAACTTCAGTCTTGCTGTACCATTCTTGTTCTAATGCAGACTTTTGAGAATGATATTCTTCTACGAGAAGATCCTTTGCCATCTTAAGAAGTTCAAGACGGATTTCATAGGGTGTTAGTGCCATAGGTAGTTCCTTTGTGAGTGTTTGTGTGTGAGTGTAGCAAAATGCTACCATCTATATATTAAAGTGCAACCAGTTCTGTTGCTAGGTCGGTTGCCCACCCCGGAAATTATGCTGCTAGAGCATACTCCATTACACCGTTATCGTTGGCATTTACGTTTTTTGGACTAATTTGCGGTCGTTCCTTACCGTGTCCTACTCTCGCCTCTTCCTATCCGTCGAAATCTAGGTCGCCCCCATCATAAACACATTGGTGTAGATTCTTGGCTTCTACCTTACTAAGCTCGCTCTCTTCCAAGTAGTAGCAAGCAACCAATGTGTTTATGGTGGAGGCGCGGGGATTCGCACCCCGGTCCGAATAGATGTTGGTCTGGATCAACAGACAAACTTATTTATATATGGCGCCAGTGGTCCGGACGTAGACCCGGATAGTTTGGGGTGTGACATGCTAGGGTTCCCGACTCACACACTTTGACGCAACCTTAAATCCAATCCCATGACTACATGGGCTCCACTGACATAATATTGGCGGAGGTCCTGGATTTGAACCAGACTTGAGATATGTAGGTATGGACTCCTACCTCCTGCTCCACGCAGCCTGCCTCCGATAATTGGCAGCGAGAGAGGGATTTGAACCCCCGCTGGGCTCATCACCCAGAACGGTTTTCAAGACCGCCGCATTCAGCCACTCTGCCATCTCGCTATGTTGCTGGGTACTACCATCACGTTTAAGGACTAGTCGGAACCTGTCCCCCTAGACTGTGCCTTCGTGGTTGCGCCACTCCCGCCTTATCAGTGCGGTGCACTATTGCTAGGGTGCTGCTATCCCTCGGTAGTTAGGGTCTTGCGATCTTCGCCTCGGACCCAGCAATTCTATTTAGTCTTCGTCAAAAATACTTAGATTATCAGTTTGAAGAGATATAATATCTTCTTCTAGCTTTTCAATTTCTTTTGGTGGTGCACCCATATCTACCATTTCTTGAAGCTTAGCTTTCAGATTCCAGATTTGTACAACCTTTGAAAGTGTTTGCATTGTATATCCTTAATATAATATATTTGTAATTAAATGTCAATAGTTATTTTAACCAAAAACCCTATTATGTGTATTATTTACTCTTACAAAAACAGTTGCATACCTAAATTCTTCAAGATTACTTGCACCAACATAAGAGCATGCTGAACGAACACCGCCAAGAATATCTTGCATAGTATTCTTTACAGAACCTCTATATTTAATCTTTACTGTCTTGCCTTCATCAGTTCTATATTCTGCAACAGTGCCCATTGCTTGTTTAGAAGAAGATCCATAAAAATGAATTTCATATTCTTTGATTTTAGCATTCCAAACCATTTCAGAAGTAAGATCATCAAGTCCTTCTTCATGACCAGCAAGCATACCACCGAGCATTACAAAGTCAGCACCAGCAGCAAGGGCCTTTGAGACATCACCGGGATTCTTGCATCCACCATCAGCACAAATATGAGCGCCCATCTTTTGAGCAGCTTCAGCACATTCAGCAATAGCACTAAGTTGTGGTCGACCGACTCCAGTCTTGAGACGAGTCGTACATACTGAACCAGGGCCAATACCAACCTTTACAATATCTGCTCCAGCATCAATAAGCTGAGTGGTCATATATCCGCTGACAACATTTCCAGCCATAATAACTGACATGGGAAATAGCTGACGGAGTTCTCTTACTCTATTAAGAAGAGCAATCATATGTCCATTTGCAATATCAACATTGATAAAATTTGGTGTCTTATTAAGAATATCAGTTAAAGCTTCATTGACACCAATAGTATAAAAAGTATTATTGTAAGAGTACGCATTTGGAGAAACTGTCTTAGTATAAGCTACCATACAAGTATGATAAGCCATTGCTTCAGCCATATGCTTTGTTCCAATACCATTCATATTAGCAGCAATAATTGGAACAGTTTCATAACAAAAACCAGAATGCTTAAATGTAAACTTCTTTACAAGACTAACTTCTGATCTAGAATTAATATGCGACCTATAATTAGGACAAATCAAAACATCATCATAATCAAGTTCTACTTCAGTACTCTTAAACTTATACATATTAATCCTTATAATTAATTACGTTGATAAATTTTAGCTTCTGTTCTTTAGTCCAGGTTTTGAGATAATCATTATCCTTATCAAATATATCAAAGAATTCATTATCTGTCAATGGACGAGATGAAACAATATCTTCACTGATATGCTTTTGTGAAAACTCGTGCCAATCGTCGTTATATTCACCAGTATTATTCATAACTACTTCATCAAGAGCATGAGATTCTTCTTGTGCTTCTACAACATATCTAATTCTAAAAACAGAAATGGTTTCAACCAAATACTTATTCATTGTAGTTATTAACTACCTCCAAAGTGTCATCTATTCTAAAACAATAATCACAAGCTTTCAAATACTTCATAAAGTGATAAAGAAGATCATCTACACTTAAATCTGTACCTGAAAAATGGTGGCTGATTGATTCTGAATTAATTTCTCCAACACTAACAGCATCATCAAGACTACTGTTTTCTTTATATTCTGTCATTCTAAATTCAAATGTTCTCATCTTTTTTCTCCAGTAGATTATTCAACATCCATTCACGGCAAATCATTATATGATCATCACGTTGCCAAACGATTTTATCGTGACTCAACTCAACATAGTCTGTGGCAATAAACCGAATAAGTTGTTCAGCAGTAAGTTTTTTTGTATATTCACTCATTGACTTGTTCTTTCATTTCTTTCAAAACTTTATTAAGAGGTTCCATCATCATGACTCTAGAACAAGTAATCTGCACAGGATGAAACTCATGACCACTGTTTGATTCTTCTACCGTATCAAGCAGCTTGAAAAACTCTCCAATGAGTTCACGTAGTCGTTGATTTAGCATACCCACAGGTTCACATGCATAGCAAGAGCCTTGGTAACCATTTCTATATCTTTCTAGTTCTTTTTCTGTTTCAGTCATCTGGTTTTTCCCATGCCCAATTAACAGTTACAAAATCCGCAATACAATTTTCTTCAGTGATAAATTCATGACCTTCGCCATACTTTTTTACCATCAATGGATACCAAACTGGCCAGTATGCATCAAGAATATCTTTCTCAGTAACAGTGTGTATTACATCCTTAGTCCAATGTTCACCTTGTTCAAGATACAAATATGTTTTCATTAGAACTTTTTCCAATAATAAGTTGAGTTGCCAGTCTTAAACCGAACACACTCAGTCACATTACCATCCTCGTCTGTTTCTTCCCATTCGTCTGTAATTTCAGTAATGAGAGTAGTTTGCCACCAATCTTGCTGCTGAAATGAACGAGCCATCATTGATCCAACTCGCATTACAACACCTACACGAGGACGAGCATTATATTCTTCTTCATACTTGAAAAACAGTCCTTCTTCATCACGAACAGGAATGAGAGCCAAAGATAGAGGACCAGAATCACCCATACCATCTTTTGTTCTATACATCGAATAAGGCATAATATAACTCCACAAAAGTTTGGCGGAAGCGGTGAGATTCGAACTCACGGAGGATTTTCACCCTCGCTGGTTTTCAAGACCAGTACCTTAAACCACTCGGTCACGCTTCCATAATGGCGACCACGGCTGGATTCGAACCAGCGACCCACAGCTTAGAAGGCTGTTGCTCTATCCAACTGAGCTACGTAGTCATTGTCTTATTGATTATATATTGGTTATGAATTAATGTAAATATAAATATCTCTGTGGCCATTAAAAAGGAATTAATCATGGTAGATCATAGTCAAATGAAATTAGGAAAATTGCCTGCAGAGCATTCTCCAGAAACAAAATATCTTGCAGCATACATGACTGCAGAGTCTATAAATGTTCCAGCTACTGTTACAGATTATACTGATATTTCTCATTGGCCTATGATGGCTAATGATCGTGTTGGCGATTGCACAATTGCTTCTGCAGGTCACTGTATTCAGAAATGGACTCATTTAGCTCAATCAAAAGAAGTTGATTTATCAGACGCAGTAATTTTACAAATGTATTCTGCTATTACGGGATATAATCCACGCGATCCTAATACAGATCGTGGCGCAGTAGAAAGAAATGTTCTTAGCTATTGGAAGTGGCATGGTATTGGCGGTCATAAGATTAATAATTATCTTGCCGTAGAAGTTAGTCAAATCAATCAGCTTAAGCTATGTGTATATCTATTTGATGTATGCTATATTGGTGTAGCTCTTCCTATTACAGCACAAAATCAAGATATTTGGGCTGAATCAGTTGGTCCTAATGCTGCACCAGGTTCATGGGGTGGTCATGCTGTACCAGTCGTAGGTTATAATGCAATTGGTCCAGTAGTTATTACCTGGGGTGAAGTCAAGCAGATGACCTGGGGATTCTGGAGCAAGTATGTTGAAGAAGCCTGGGCTGTTCTAAGCACTGACTGGGTCAATAAACAAAATATAGCCCCAAATCATCTGACTTGGAATGAACTGGTACAAGATCTTTCAACAAACTTTAAGTCTTAATAGTTGAAAAGTCTTTACGACCAGCTTTCTTAGTTACAAACTTCATGTTTTGATCTTCATCAAGGCGTTGACCGTATCCAGTATTATCCATGACAGGTCCAGTATCATCAAATGTATTTTGAGCTGATGATTCGACATCATAGAGTTTCATTCTGGAACGGTCAACGCCGATAACAAATGATTTATGAGTATTAAGATCATTATAACGATTCTTAAGTTGTTTGACCAGAAGCTGATGAATTTCTTCTAGTTCATCAGTAGAAATCAAAGCAAACATCAAGTCAGCAGTTGCCGGAAGGCCAAAACTTTCAGATGTATTTGTAAGATCCACATCAGAACTATTGAAGCCATCACGATTAGTTTGAGTTGCAGTAACAATTGGTACTTCAAACTCAACAGCAAGACCACGAATTTCTTCAGCAATTGCCTTAATATAAATGTAACTATTGACTGCATTGCCCATCTTCATACGAGATGAAGCACAAATATTCAAATAATCGATGTAGATAATATCAGGAGTAAACTTCTTTTTCAGTTTGAGTTCCTGAATAAGATGTCTGAAGTTAGCACTGCCAGCAACAGATGTTGGATATTCCTTAATAATCAGTCGACCCTTACACTTAGATCTCAGACGATCCATTTTCTTTTCATAAGCATCTTTTGGCAGAACCTTAAGTTCATCTACAGTCACATTAAGTAGATTTGAGTCAATACGTTCTGCAATCTTTTCTTCAGCCATTTCCATTGTAATATACAATACATTAGCACCAGCCATAAGATTAGATGCAGCCATATGACACATGAACATAGTCTTACCCACACCGGTGCCTGCAAGAATAACATTGAGAGTCTTTCTTGGCAAACCACCACGAGTAATAACATTAAAATAATTTAGATCAAATGGAATTCTTTGTTCCTTTTGATGATAAAACTCATAACGAGAAGCTGAGTCAGACAAGAAGTCGTGGCCAACGCTTTCATCAAAAGAAATGGCAAGTGCTTCAGAAAGAATTTGTGGGATTGATCCCTTACCCTTATCTTTAGACTTGCCATCAATGATTGTAATAGACTCAGCAATAGCATTATATACTGCACGTTCTTGACAATACTTTTCAGTTTCATCTACAAGCCAATTAAAGTCTGTGGTTGCATCATAGTTAATTCCACCAAGAGTTTCTTCAATATTATTATAAACTTGGGCAGGAATACCATTAATCTTATCAATATCAATTCTCAGTGCTTCAATAGAAGGCACGGAATTATACTTGTCGAGATAATTCTTTACTGCACCATAGATAATCTTATTGCTTTCATTAGAAAAATATTCATTCTTGATATATGGAATAACCTTTCTTGTATAAGCTTCGTTGTTAATCAGATGTGCAAGAATTGTGTTCTCAATCAACCAATTTCTCCTTCTTCTTCTTGAAGAATATTACCATGGGATACAGCATAAGTATTCTTTATATATTGATTAAACTTGACATCCTTGAGTACTTGATCCCAGAAATCCTTAGTATTAGTATCCTTTTCACGGAACTTCTTAGCTTCAATTTCACCAGTTTCTGAATCTACTCTTGAATACCAACCATTTGAAGGCTTTACAACAAACCCGCCTTCAACGGCCACGTCAAGCAAACCAGACCACTTCGAGATACCACCATTATGCGATACTGTAATTGGAATCTTTGACTTTTCCTTTACATATCGAGACTTTTCAACATTGATAATAAAATGGTAACCCATAAGTTCCTTACCATCCTTATCTTGTTGACGGCCGATAATAAAGATATTATCTGCTGAGTAATAAGAACCGGTACCACCTGAAACAACTGGCTTTGCAAACATTTCCATGGTCATATAAGTATGATTTACGACAATCATTGGAATGTCCTTAAGAGTCAAATAAGGTGTAACCATTCTGAACAAAGACTTGATTTGCTTTGCTCGAGACATGTCAGCCACCGACTTTTGTTCCTTTGCATCCTCAACTTCCTTCTTTGAAGCAAGGTTACCAATCGAGTCGATAATGATAATTACCTTATCACCGCGGTTAATTTCTTCAAGCTGTTGTACGACATCAAACTTCAGTCGTTCAATATCAACAATAGGAGTATGCAGTACACGGTTCATATCAATCTCAAAAGACTCAAAGTATGCCTTAGGAGTACCAAATTCTGAGTCATAGAACAACAGCACAGACTCAGGATACTTATCCATATATGACTTTGCCATAAGAAGTGAGAAGGCTGTCTTGAAGTGTTTGGATGGTCCAGCCCACATTGTAAGACCGGGAGTAAGTCCACCATTAAGATCACCCGACAAGGCAACATTAATCATAGGAACTCGTGTTGTAACCATATCCTTATCATTAAACAGATTTGACTCAGTAAGAATATCTGTTTCTTTAATAGTAGAATTTTTCTTAAGCTTAAGTAGAAGACTCATTTTAATTCCTTATCCAAAAAAATCTGAAAGTGTAGCACGCTTCTCGGTAGAATATCCAATTACATCAAGTATACTTTTAATTGGTTCGAGATATGCTTTAGTAAATTGTAACTCATAGTCAATATATTTGTCAAGGTCTAATTGTCTCGGCAAAGTATTTACTACCGAGATTACATTCTCACGAAGAGGGTTTGGAAGTTTAAGATAACAGAACTTAATCTTCTCGCCTTCTTTTACAAGCTCGATTCTGTTTTCGAGTTGCTTTGATTGAAGTAGATTGTTAAACACCAATGCACCGCGGACATGGATAGGAGTTCCTTTTTTGTATATGAGATCTTTGTCCTTGTATTCCGTGAGATTGTTACATCCTCTGGGGAATGCGATTTCTTCGAACGGGAGCTTTTTGAACTCACTTCTGAATTCTTCGATTGTTTTGATGACATCTTCTTCTGTACCTTTCATAATAATTTTAAGTGTGTCTTTAATTTTTTCTCGACAAGATGAAGGTGTTGATGATTTGACGGCTTCGATACCCATCATCTTAAGCTTAGGTTCTTTATATCTTACGCCTTCATTGTCGTATACATTAAGTATATACCTCTTCTTTGCAGTCCATATTCCCTTATCTGCCAAAGCTTCTCGCTTCATTTTCAGGAATGGAGTATAAGCATTAGTATATTGTACAAGATCATTAAAGCTTTTGTTAATTACTTCTTGAATAACTGTTCCGCAAGCTTTATCCATAAAATCAATAGCTTTTTCTGTCGTATAATTCTTGACCATTGATTTGACAAGATCATTTAGATTAAGATAAACCGAGTCAGTATCAATTGCAATAACACGATCAATATTTGTAGTATTGAGAGTCTTATTCAAGAATGTATTGATATGTCGTTCAGTCCAACGGATTGCAAGCTGACCTGTAAGAGTAATTGCTTCCGCAAATTCAATTTGGAACCACCTGAAGTATTGATTTCCAAGTGCACCATAAAGAGAGTTGAGCTGAATCTTTCGAGCCATTTGAAGATTATTATACTTAGAGATTTTATTCTCAAGATCAACTGATGGATTTTCTTGATATTCTTTTTGAGCATCAAGCATCATACGTTTATACATCTTTCTTTCACTCATCATCTTTTCGACAAGCTCTGGAAAAATACCTTTGATGTCCTTATCCCAAAGACATCCATTTGCAGTAATCGCTACGTTTTCTTCAATACACTTTTGCTGAATAGTCGTATTATCAAAGTCTCCACGCACAAGACTATCAACAGAAGGCATATTATGAATACGGCCTCTGAATGTTTCGGGAGAAATATTATACTGAACAATAAGAGAAGGATACAGACTTTCCACGTCAAATGATGCAGTATGCTTATGCATTCCAACAATAGGATCTTTTACATATGCACCAGCAAACTGATCATACTTCTTTGTAACCTTATTCTTAGAAATAATAATATTTTTCTTGAACAGATGATTATGAATAATAACATCCCACAGACGCACAGAAGTAAACACATCAGAGTAATTGATCTTAGCATCATAAGCAACAGTCAAGGCAAGACTGATCAGACCCATCTTTTTTTCAAGACGGTCAATCAGCAGCACATCGTGTACGTTATACTCCATGAACTTTTGGAAGTTACGTTGATAAAGATCATGTAGACCTTCATATTCGCTATAATCCAGCTTTCTTTCACCAAGTTCAACAAAAGCAATATGGTCAAGTTTATAAGATTCTTGGTTTGTGTAAGTAAACTTACGATACAACTGTTCATAGTCAAGGATACATACACCTTTGATCTTATAAGTCTTTTGTTCTTTGTTGTTTTGGAAAATAGTGTCTTCTTCAATGATTTCCCATGGTGATAGCTTCTTGATAGCTTCTTCACCGAGTACTACTTTGACACGGTTAACAATATATGGAATATCAAAGAGTTCAATGTGCCAACCAGTTACAATATCAACATCCCACTGATTCCAAAGATCAAGAAACTTATAAAGAAGAGACTTTTCATCTTTACATTTTACATACAGCACGCCTTCAGCAGGTTCATAATCACCACAACCAAATGCCATAACCGTATTACGGCGCTTCATAGAAATTGCTGTAATTTCTCTATCTGCACGTTCAATATTTGGAAATCCATCTGAAGAATCAACTTCGATGTCGATTGCTACAGTATTAATTTCATTAGGATCATAATTAATTTCATTGGGAAATCTATCATTGAGATAGGTATAGATGTAACGGTCAAGACCAAAGACTTCAAAGCCATCAACATCTTCATATTTCTTTACAAAATCTCTGGCACCACGAATGCTATCAAGTTCAAGCTTATCAAGGCTTTGACCAAAGAGAGATCTATATTGTGAATCTTTATTTCGTGAAGGAATAAACATATAAGGTTTATATTCAACGCGCTTTTGAACTCGCCGACCATTATCCCTACCACGATAGTAGATGTAATTGCCACGAATACTAACATCAGTGTAATATGCAGCCATAGATCCTCCTAAATATATATTCTATATTATACCACAGATCATAATTAATTGGAAACAAAAAATGCTTACTCCACAACAATTAGAAACTATTTGCGCACCTAATATTGCGCATTGTGCAAACTATGTTGATGCATTAAATAAAACCTTTGATATGTATCAAATCAATACTCCATTAAGACAAGCATCGTTTCTTGGTCAGATTATAACAGAATCACAATACTTTAATGCTGTTGTAGAAAATCTTAATTATTCTATGTCGGGTTTACTGAGTACATTCCCACATACATTTAATGCTACAACTGCTCAACAATATGCACATAATCCTGAAATGATTGCAAATAAAGTTTATGCAAGTAAGTATGGTAATGGCAATGAAGCATCAGGCGATGGTTGGAGATATCGTGGTAGAGGGTTGATCCAAATTACATTCAAAGGTAATTATATTCTTCTTGCTCACTCATTACAAAAGACTCTTGATGAAACAACCACATATCTAGAAACTATTGAAGGCGCAGCAGTATCTGCCGGATGGTTTTGGAATTATCATGGGTTAAACGATTTTGCCGATAAACTAGATAATGCTTCTATTACAAAGGTCATTAATCCTAGTATGAGAAATCTGCAAAACAGAATTAACTTCTTTAATATTGCACAAAAAGTTTTATTATCAACATAAAAAAATAGGGGAGATTTCTCTCCCCTATTCTCATTATCGCATTGTCTCTGCCAAGAATTCTTGATGTGCTTTTTCTTCATCATCAATTTCAATTTGTCTTGGCTTCTTTTCATCTGGAATAATATTTTCCAAGAAGATCTTTAATAGACCATTAGTCATAGTTGCTGATTTTACTAAAATCGTATCAGCAAGTGTAAACTTATGGGAGAATGCTCTTTTAGCAATTCCTTGCCAAATATACTCAGAAGAATCTGCTTCTTGAGTAGTGTTAGATTTTACAATAAGTTCACCATTGTTATATTCAATGATGATATCTGTCTTTGTATAACCTGCTACAGCAAGTTCAATAAGATACTTATTTTCTTCTAATTTCTTTACGTTATATGGGGGAAAGTTGGATGTCTTTACCACAGTGTTAGCAGTAAATGCTGCCAACTTATCAAGAAGTGGATCAAATCCAATAGTATAACGCGAAAAATGTGGTGTATAGGCAGTGTCGTAAAAAGTCTTCATTTGTTTCTCCTTTGAAAGCAAGAATAAGTCCTGCCGACCTCGAAAGCATCGGCAGAACTATTTATTAACAAATCTTAGAACTTATGAGCAACAGTTACCATAAGACCGGTAGAATTTGTCTTGTGGTCACGATCAAAAAATTGATAACCACGCAGACGGGTATTAACGAGGCTCAGAGCAGCTTCAGTAGAACCTGGCAGAGCAGCAGCAACGCCACCTGAAACTTGAGTTTCATTCAGAGAAGCAGCATTCCAACCTTCACGATGCTGAAGACCAGCACGGAAGTCAAAAGGACCAACGTTTACACCATAAACATTGAATACTGCAGGTGCAAGTTGATGCGAGGTCTTAACACCATAGCCATAGAATCCGGCATGATAACCTGAAGCAACTTGTTCACCAGCTTCGACGTTTACCTTAGTGGTAAATCCGCGCCATGCAGGAAGAGAGGTACCAACACGACCCGAGAAAAAAGTTGCATCTGGGCCATTCTTTTCGCTCTGACGGCTTTCAAGAGCAACACCGTAGTCAAGAACTTGATTTGCATTGTTATAACGCAGACCATACTGATCAAAACCATGCCGAGTATTTCCACCGGAAAACAGAGCTGATCCGGTTACAGTACCTTCTGCTTGAGCAGATACAGCACTAAGAACTGCAATAGCTGCAGCGATAATAAAAGTCTTCATTTATTTCTCCTATTATGAAAAGATCAAAAGTACTTCCACTTTGATCCAAAAATGATACGTGTCATTACACGAACTAGCCACTTTGGCTTTTTAACTAATCTATATATTACTTCTTCATTACCAAATACATCCCAAGAACATACAAATTGATGTTTACTAACAACTTTTATGAAGTCAGGATTATCATTCACAATCCACATTATCTATTCCCAATATTGTACTTACTCTTTAGTTCCCATTTACTTTTATCTTTAAATGGAATAATTTTAATCTGACCAATCTGAGCCACATTATCTTGTGATTTCTGAGGATCAGCTAAATTTACTAAACCCCATTCAGCTAAAAGATTTGCAATTGTATTTCTTCTTGCAATATCATTATCGGAAAAGTCTGCGTTCTTGCCATCCAGAGAAAACAGTTCTTTGAAGTGAACGATATAATAACGTCCTTGCTTGTGCAATATATGGCATGACTGATACAGCGTATTATCCTTTTTGGATGCAACACCAATTCTAGTTAAAGTTTCTTTAACTTTCAAAAAGTCATCTCTATTAGGTAGATAGACTTCAATCATGGAATCTATTAAATTGCTCATTTAATTCCGCCTTGTTCTTTTTTACCTCTAAGTACTGACAGTTGATCTTCAGACAAAATAGAAAGAGCTTGGCGGGCCTTTTCATAACTATAGTTATAATAAGACTGAACCAAGCCTAGATCATCTACAGACACCGGTTTGACCCATTTAGCAAAACGCTTCTTAGATCTAATAGTATTTATCAGATAATCATTCTTAAGTTTGGAATCAATTTCGTGGTACATATTCATTTCATTAGCATACAGGACCGTATCAATAAAGTATGATAGACCTTTGTTTACTAAATATGAATTATACTTACGTTCTGCTTCCTTTTGATCTTCTGCAGTTCTTATCAAATCCACCTTGGATTGTGAAATAGCGTTAATATAATCAAAAGGATTACCACTCATTTGAATTCACAATCCGCAAGGATTTCAGTTAAACAAGATACAAGGTTTATTTCTTGATCTGCAACAAATGCTGCCTTATACTGATACTCAGCAAGATGAATAACAAGTTGAGGGACAGAAGTTGGTTGCAAATAATCATAAGCAGTATCATAAAGCTTTTTGAACAACTCAGTTGTATCAATATCAATATGTTCTGCTACCCACTTACGAACCATTGGAAAGTTCTTGTCAGACAAGTGCTTTACCAAAAGTTCAAATACAGCATCATTAAAATTAGAAAGAATTCCAGAATCAATTCTACCAATAGCAGAATACCTCTGAAGTTCATTTAGAATACGGCGCCAATCTGGAAGATGCTTACTGATAACAGCAGCAAGTGCAGCTGGATCAAATTCTACGTTTTCAGTACTAAGAATTTGCTTAGCTCGCTTCATAAATTGAGCAGCCATAGTAGGCATATCAGATTTATTGATCTTGAACTCAATTACAGAACACCGCGAGTGCAGAGGTTCAATAATCTTATTCTTGAAATTACAAGTCATGATAAATCCACAATTCTTGGAAAATTCTTCCATGAAATTGCGGAGAGCCGGCTGAGTTGAATTTGCATTCAGATAGTCAGCCTCATCAAGAATAACATATTTACGACCACCTGAGAATGAAACTGTAGAAGCAAAGTTCTGAATTTCATTTCTCAGGGTGTCGATATTGCCATTCATAGATCCGTTGATGACAATATAATCCGCCTCCAGTTCATCAAGCATAGCTCGAGCAACAGTAGTCTTACCAATACCAGCAGTACCGGTAAGAATTAGATTTGGAATATTCTTTTGATCGACGAATTGTTGAAAAGTAGTTTTAAGGGTTTCAGGTAGAATTGTATCACTAATCTTTCTAGGCCGATACTTCTCGGTCCAGAGGAATTGATCCATCATAATATAATTTCCTTTTACTTACTAAGGCAAGCAATCCAATAAGTCAGATCGCTAGTTTCAAACCAACAAATACCAGCAGTTGTAATAGATACTTGATATTCTGCTGGGATCAGCTTCAAGTTTTCAGGCTTAAGAATAACTTGAAAATCTTCATTAGTTTCACCAACTTCAAGCTTGAAAGTATCTGAAGTAGATTCCTTCGAGTTGATAGCTGAGATAGTAATAACTCCATCAGCACCAGTGATTGCAACATCAGGCATTTGAAGAATTGCACCAGCCTTAGATATAGCTGAGAGACTTTCAGATGTCAGAGTAAATGTTGCAACTGGATCTGGGAAGTTATTGGTCTTCTTTGAAGGCGAGTCAACCATTTCTGGATTTGCATAAGTGTAATTAACACGTTGCTTACCAGAACTAACGGTCACATACTTGTCTTGAAAATCGAAATCTGGATCTGTGAAAAGAGAAATAACTCCTAGAAACCTTGAGAGTTCATAAATTGCAAAATCCTTAGGAAAGGATTCAGGAACAGTTGCTTGAGCAAACATAGACTTTGTTGGAGCAATAGTTCTAATTTCATTACCAGCTCTAATGAAAATTGTTGGATTGATAGTAGAAAAGTTCTTCAGAACTTGTAGAGTACGTTCACTAAGCTTCATAATATTCTCCAAAAGTGGAACTATAATATATTATACAATATTCACGAATAAATGTAAAGGGAAAAGAGGAGTTTACACTCCTCTTTTC